ACCCGCACTTTCATCCTGAGCATGGCTCGGAAAAACGCCAAGACCGCCACCAGCGCGTTTTTGCTGCTGCTGCACCTGTGCGGGCCAGAGGCCAAGCACAACAGCCAGCTCTACAGCGCGGCGCAATCGCGGGACCAAGCGGCCATCTTGTACGGCTATGCCTCCAAGGTGGTGTGGATGTCGCCTGATCTGAGCGAATACGTGTTCCCGAAGGAGTCGGCAAAGACACTGGTGTGCCCAGAGCTTGGCACAACCTACCGGGCCTTGTCGGCAGACGCATCAACGGCCTACGGCCTGAGCCCTGTTTTCTCGGTGCATGACGAATTGGGCCAGGTCAAGGGGCCGCGCTCTGAGTTGTACGAAGCGATTGAGACGGCATCTGCGGCCCATGAGAGCCCGCTGAGCATCATCATCAGCACACAGGCGCCCACGGACGCCGACCTGCTGAGCTTGTTGATTGACGACGCGCTGACCGGCGCTGACCCGCGCATAAAGGTAGCGCTGCACACCGCTCCGATGGCCTTGGACCCGTTCAGTGACGAGGCGATCAGAGCGGCCAATCCGCACTTCGACGTGTTCATGAACCGCGAGGAAGTGCGGAAGCAGGCCACAGATGCGAAGCGGCTACCAGCTCAGGAGGCCAGCTACCGCAACCTGATCCTGAATCAGAGAGTGGAAGCGCGCAGCCCGTTCGTGACGCACACAGTGTGGAAAGAGAACGGCGCGGTTCCGGCTGAAATAGAGGGCGCGAGCATCTATTGCGGGTTGGACTTGTCGTCTACAACCGACTTGACAGCCCTGGTGGCGGTGTCAGAGGACGGCGACGTGGTGCCCACGTTCTGGCTGCCTGATGATGGCTTGAGCGAAAAAAGCCGGGCCGACCGCGTGCCGTATGACCTGTGGAAGAAGCAAGGCTTCTTGGAGACGACGCCAGGCCGGGCTATCGAATACGACTACATCGCGGAATACCTGCGCGGACTGTTCGACAGGTGCGATGTGCGCGCCGTCGCGTTCGACCGATACAACATGAAGTTCCTGCGTCCGTGTCTGGAGCGAGCTGGCTTCACTGAGGAAGAGTTGGAGAGGTTCGTGGAGTTCGGCCAGGGCTTTGTGTCCATGTCGCCCGCGCTGCGCGAGCTGGAAACGCGCCTGCTGAGGTCAAAGCTCAAGCATGGCAACCACCCGGTGCTGGAGATGTGCGCCAAGAACGCCACCGTAGTCACAGACCCAGCAGGGAATCGCAAATTCATCAAGGGCAAGGCCACGGGCCGCATCGACGGCATGGTGGCTTTAGCCATGGCTGTCGGTGTCCTGCCGCAGGCCGAATCACTTGAACGTAGCTTTTGGGAAACCGCATGAAACTCTGGCCTTTCAGCCGAAAGTCGAACGAGGACGGCTCGGTTCGTCACTCGCTCGACCTATTCCGGCTGCTGGCTGGGTGGATGGGCACAAAAAGCGGCGCAAGCGTGTCGCACAAGTCCGCGCTGGAGGTTCCGGCCGTGCTGTCCTGCGTGCGGGTGATTTCCGAGGGCGTTGCGCAGGTGCCGTTCAAAGTCTATCGCCAGGTGGGTGACAAGGTTATGCCTGCCACGGATCACCCGCTGTTCCGGGTTTTGCATCGCAAGCCCAACGGGTGGATGACCAGCTTTGAGCTGCGCGAAACCATGGCCATCCATTGCGCCATGACAGGCGACGCTTACGCCTTCATCAACCGCATGCGCGGCGAGGTGCGCGAGTTGATCCCGCTGCCGCCCGGCACCGTCGCGGTCAAGCAGAAGGACAACTACCGCCTCGAATACCAGATCACGGCGCCCAGCGGCAAGACCATGACGGTGCCGCAGGAGGCCGTGTGGCACTGGCGTGGCCCCAGCTGGGACGCCGTTGGCGGCATGGATGTGGTCAAGCTGGCGCGCGAAGCCATCGGCCTTGCCATGTCTGCTGAAGAATCCCAGGCCAGAATGCAGAAAAACGGCGCGGCAATCTCCGGCACCTACTCGGTGGAAGGCACGCTGAACGCGGAACAGTACAAGGCCATGCGCGCCTGGCTGGACAAGGAGTTCGACGGCGCAGCGAACCTGGGCAAAACAAAGCTGCTGGACAGGAATGCCAAGTTCCACCCGCAGAGCATGACCGGCATCGATGCCCAGCTTCTGGAGACGCGCAAGCACCAGATCGAGGAAATCTGCCGCGCGTTTCGCGTCATGCCCATCATGGCCGGGTACAGCGACAAGGCAGCGACCTACGCCAGCGCGGAACAGATGTTTCTGGCGCACGTTGTGCACACGCTCAGCCCCTGGTACGAGCGCATCGAACAGTCCGCAGAGTGCCACCTGCTCACCGACAAGGAAGTGGCCGAAGGCTACTTCGTCAAATTCAACGCTGCCGGGCTCATGCGCGGCTCGCACAAGGACCGCAGCGAGTATTTCGCCAAGGCCCTAGGCGCTGGCGGCTCTCCGGCCTGGATGACACAGGACGAGGTGCGCGCCCTGGAAGAACTAAACCCCATGGGCGGTGACGCAGCAATGCTACCCAAGCCCACCAACGTGCCCGGCAACGCGGCGCCGAAGGAAGACCAAGATGCAGAACCTGACTTGCAACCTGCGTGAATTGAAGTTCGCTGCTGACGAAGGCGCCCAGGCCATGAGCTTCACCGGCTATGGCGCTGTATTCGGCAACGTGGACAGCTACGGCGACGTGATCGAAGCCGGGGCGTTCTCGAAGTTCTTGGCAGACGTGAAGGCGGGAAACCAGCCATGGCCCGCGATGCTTTCGCAGCACGGCGGCTGGCAGATGAGCGCGGAAGACATGACGCCCATCGGTGTCTGGACCGACTTCGCCGAGGACGGGCACGGCCTGAAAGTCGCCGGGCAGCTGGCCGACACGCCGCGCGGCCGAGAAATGCACGCCCTCATGAAGATGATCCCACGGCCTGCGATTGATGGCATGTCGATTGGCTACATCGCGAAGGAGTGGGAGCCGCGCACCAAGCCGGAAGACCCCAAACGAAGGCTCAAGCGCATCGACCTGATCGAAGTGTCCATCGTCACCCGCCCTGCCAACGGCAAGGCGCGGGTGGAGTCCGTCAAGCACGACTGGACAGAGCGAGATTTCGAACGACTGCTCACGCGAGACGCTGGGCTGTCACGAAGTGAGGCGCTGGTTGTCATCAACCAGGGCTTCAAGAGCCTGATTGCCATGCGGGACGCTGGCAGTTCAGAGCTGGCAGAACTGGCGCAGGCCCTCAAAGCCCGCGAACAGCACATCCCGCGCTGATACCAGCGTCACCCACCGCAAACCGCCGTAGAGGCGGTTTTTTTACGCACAAAGAAAGGCAAATCATGTCCGACATTCTCGAAATCAAGTCTCTGATTGAAGCCCAAGGCAAAGCCTGGGAAGAGCACAAGAAAACCAATGACGAACTGCTGAAGGCGAAGGCCGAAGGCAAGGCTGTCGCTGATCTGGAAGCCAAACTGGCCAAGCTCAGCGACGAAATGGACAAGCTGGCCGAGCTGAAGGCCGACTTCGACAAGTTCATCCTCGAATCGCAGCGCCCCGGCGCATCCAAGGGCGACGAAAACACCGAAGCCGAGTGCAAGCAATGGAACGCCATGCTGCGCGCCGACTTCCAGTCCAAGGGCCGCAGCATTCCCGCTGAAGTGTCCGTGGACGCCTATGCCCAGTACAAGAGCGCCTTCTACTCGCTGGTGCGCCATGGCGACATCGAGCGCCTGAGCGCCGACGAACGCAAGGCCCTGTCTGCCGGTTCCGACCCCGATGGCGGCTACCTGCTGCCGACCCCAACCGTTGGCCGCATGGTCAAGAGGGTGTATGAGCAGTCCACCATGCGCCAACTCGCCAACGTGCTGACCATCAGCACCGACGCGCTGGAAGGCATCGTGGACAACGACGAGGCCGATGCTGGCTGGGTGTCCGAAATGGGCGCTCGCAACGACACCGACACCCCACAGGTCGGCAAGTACCGCATCGAGGCCCATGAGATGTACGCCCAGCCGAAGGTAACGCAGAAGCTGATCGACGACGCCGCTACCGATGTGGAAGCCTGGCTGGCCGACAAGGTGGCCGACAAGTTCGCCCGCGTCGAAGGTAACGCCTTCTGGAACGGCAACGGCGTCGGCCAACCGCGCGGCCTTGCCGCGTACACCACCGCCGCGACCGGCGACGGCTCGCGCGCGTGGGGCACCTTCGAGCACGTACTGACCGGCGCCAATGGTGACTTCCACACCACCAAGGCCGATCCGCTGCAAGACCTGTTGGGCGCGTTCAAGGATCAGTACCTGCAAAACGCATCGTTCGTGATGCGCCGCGAGGTGCGGACGAAAATCCGCAAGCTCAAGGAAGCCACCAGCGACCGCTACCTTTGGGAGCCATCCCTGCAAGCCGGTCAGCCAGACCGCCTTCTGGGCTACCCCGTGCGGATTGACCAGTACATCCCGGCGATCACCACGGGTTCGCTGTCGCTGGCCTTTGGTGACTTCCGCGAGGCTTACACCATCGTTGACCGCATCGGTGTGCGTACCCTGCGCGACCCCTACACGGCCAAGCCTTATATCCGCTTCTACTCCACGAAGCGAACAGGCGGGGGTGCCACAAACTTCGAATCTGTAAAATTCTTGAAGTTTAGCGCCTAAAGGTTTATCATGTTCTAGTCGAAAGGCTGGAACATGAAACACTGCTCAATAACTGGTTGCGAAGGCGAAATCAAGGCGCGGGGGTTGTGCAGCAAGCACTACCTTCGGGCAAAGCGGGCTGGCGAGCTTGAGTTGCATTCTGGCCCTGGTGCTGGTCGGCACGCTCCCGAGTGCTCAAGAACATGCGCCGGGGTTGTCGTTTGTGGAAAACAAGAAACCGCTCGGGGCTTGTGTAATTCCTGCTATCAGGTGCGACGCAAGGACGGCACGCTTCCTCTGTTGCCAATCGTGAATGCAGGAAAGGCCTGCTCTGTAGATGGCTGCAAAAACAGGGCGCAAGGGCTTGGGTATTGCGGCACGCACTACGACCGCTTCAAGAAGTATGGCGACCCGTTGGGGATCGCCGAGAAGCGCACCGGGGGTGAATGCTCGACGCCGGGATGTTCTGGCGTCGTAAAAGCCAAAGGTCTGTGCGGCAACTGTTATGCCCGCCTGAAAAAACGGGGAACGGTGGGGTACTCGGACAAGCACATGCGTCGCTTCGAGAAGGTGATCGACTCGAACGGGTATGTGCTGGTGCCGGACCATTTGCACCCGAACGCGCGAAAGTCAAAGCGTGTGCTTGAACACCGGCTCGTGATGTCTCACTACCTTGGGCGTGCTTTGCGCGCCAATGAGAACGTGCACCACAAGAACGGCGACAGGACGGACAACCGGCTGGAAAACCTAGAACTCTGGGTTACGACCCAGCCAGCAGGCCAGCGCCCGCAAGACTTGATGAAGTGGGCGAGGGCGATCTTGAAAGCCTACGCGCCAGACGAGACGAAGCTCAAAAAGCTCGAATATCGCAACCACCGGCAATAGCCGCCAACTCAACAGGCCCTTCGGGGCCTTTTTTATCTCCTGAAAGGTAACCACCATGTCCGACTTGAAAAACAACATCGCGGCGGTTCTCGCCCTGTCCCCCGCCGTGCACGCCGCCACCAAGGCAGATGCATCCATCATTGACCTGCAGGGCGCTGGCTCTGCCACGGTCGTCATCAATACCGGCGCTATCGTCGGTGCTGGTGACTACACCATCAGCCTGCGCCACGGCGATGCGTCCGACCTGTCAGGCGACGCCGC